CTCTGCCATATCGCCAAGCCAGGTGACGGTATCTTTCGCCTCCCCCTGGAAGGCGCCGCCAATCGCCGCCAAGCCGTTCACCGCGGTGCCGGTCATGGCATCCCACAGGTTACCCAGAGTGCCAAGTTGAGCGCCCACCCGTTGCTGCAGACTTGCCTGCCTGGCCATTCTTTGCTGGATCTCGTCGTAACCGGCTTTTCCCTTATCAATGATCGTTTTGAGCGCCTGTTGGGTCTCTGAGTCTGTTCCAAAGATCTTGCCAAGCACGGTCAGCTTGTCACCCTCTGTCAGCCCTTTGAGCTTATCGAGTTGCGCAAACATATTATCCAGGCCACCAAATTCGCCTTTACCATCAGTGAAGTCGAGCTTGGTCCCCTTCAACCCCATACTCCGGATCATTTGGTTGGCTTCTTTCATTTTTTTTCTGTCAAAGCCAGCCGTCATGACTTTCCGCATTGCGTTACCGGCTGACTCGCCAGCCATAGACGCCTGATCAAGCATGATGGCAAGGGGTGCCATCGCCTGCGCCGCCTTCAGTCCATCCTTGCTCACCAACTTCATCGCGGATGATGCTTTGCCAAAGAACTGGAGCATGTTGTTGTCATCCACCCCCATATAGAAGGCTTTCTGGATGGTATCGAACAAGCTCATCATGTCTTTGGAGGCGGTACCGGTGGCGTCCTGCATCTTGGCGGCGAACTCGGCGGCGGCGGCAGGAGCCTTGCCCAACTGCACGGCCAGATAGGCCGTGGCCTCGCCCACCCCACCCAACACGGTTTCGGCACTCAGACCCTGCCTCTGCAGCATGGTCATCATGTCCTGAAAGTCGGCCGTAGTGCCCGGCAGCTTGTTGCCTAAACCAACCGCCAGATCGTTAATCTTCTTGAATTCGGGGCCGACCGAGCCAGCGGCATCCATCATCGCCACCTTGAGGCCGGTAGCGGCATTCTCTGACTGCGCAAAGGCAGCCAGGCTGCCACCCACTGCAGCAGCCAGCCCAGCAGCGATCGCAGGTGCCCCCTCCCCAGCACTCTGGAGATCACGCTGCCAACCTTTGATATTTTTGCGGATACCCTTGAGCGCCGGAGACAACTTGTCTACACCGGTGATCAGTGCTTTCAGTTGAAATTCATTGGCCATAAATCACCTATTTTCGGCCTTCATCAGCCGCTCACACTGGCGCTCCATCAAAGCTAGGGCGTCAAAGTCATGGTGAAGGAAGGCTATGGGGTCGCCAGCCTTCCACCACCTCGCCATGTCAAAGTAGCGGTCAAGAATGTCGCGCTCGGTTACCCCTTCAGGAAAAAACCGGCGACGTCCCAGGCGGCATTGTTGAGGTCGGCCGGCTCAATCTGCTCCACGGCGCTGGCCGGGATAGCGCACAGCTCGATCAGATAGCCCTTCACCTTTTTCATGTTGATGCTGACCTCCCCATCGGGGGTCATGGTGTAGGGCAGGCCGAGGCGGCAAACCTGCTCGCCAGTCGGCTTTTTAAGCTCCAGCTTGGCGACCGGCTCGCCGTGCGCCTGAATAGGGGCAGATAGCGTGATGATTTTATGGTTCATTGAAAAAAGCCCTCTTCGGCGTTGAATTGCATGTCGGCGGTGCCGTCTTCAGGGTTGTGGTTGGCCTCCCCCTCCAGCCATGCGCTTTTCAACACATAGACCTGACCATTCGCCAACTCGGCGGTGATTGTCATGTCATCGCTCGTGGTGATCTTTTTGAGCGGGAAGCCCTTCGGAATTTTGAAGGACGCCTTGATGTAGGGAGACCTGTGAGTCTCCTTGTAATCAACACCACCATCGAGCCCCACGATGGACTCTTTGACGTTGGTGTTAAGGGGGATCTCCATCCCCCCGGTGACTGACAGCTGCTCACCGTCAACCTTGAAATAACAAGTACCTGCGATGCGGCCCATTTATGCCTCCTGGTATTGCAGACGGAATTGGTTGAGCAGCGCGAAGACGCGCAGACCGTTGACGTAGTCAGGCGGGAACAGCACGTTGACCCGACCGGAATCGCCATCTCGTTCCACGATCAGGTACTGGGCGAACAGCTCGCTGTTTTCGACGATGCCGAGTCGCTCCATGACGCGGTATTCGCCGTTGAGCTCGCCCTTGATCACCGCCGGGGTGACGATGGCCTGCCCCTCACCAAAGCGGGTACCGTCGTTGGCCAGCTTGTGGCGGCCATACTTGCTGGTCACCAAGGTGCGCAACCGGCGGATCACATAGGCGGAGGTGTGCAGGGTCTCGCTATCGAGATAGGAGTTGTCGGCAGCACCGTACTTGTTGCGCTGGTACATGGTGATCGCACGTTCGACCATCATCACGCCTGAGCCGGCCGTTTGGGTGGCGATGCCACTGGTCAGCAGCACCTGCCGTTCGGAAATGGTGAAGCGCTTGCCGGTCGGAGCCGGCAGCAGACCGTTGAGCTCGCCGGTCTGGGTCGGCCGAGCCGGGTCGATGCGGATAAACACCGCATTGCGAGCACAGCTGGCAGCTGCCACTTCGTAAGGCGACGCTGCCGTCAGCGGCTCGACGCCGGTCATGGTGACATGCTGGCCGTTGCGGGCCTTACCGAAGGTGGAGAGTTCAGAGAGAGTGCCGCGTTTGGCGCTGTAGAGATGGCCGTAGATTTGGCGCAACCACGACCAGCGGCCGGTGGCGTCGTTCATCTCCGCCTCCAGCACATCCAACGATCCGCTGTCATGCCAGGGAGTGGCGATAAAGTCGAACGGCTCATCACCCATGGCCGCAATGGCAGCGGTCAGATCCGGCGAGCCAGCGCCGTTGCTCATGGCAGTCAGGGCCACGTTGATGCCGTTGGGCAGGGATTCGCCACCCATCACACCACGATAGTTGAGCGCCAGGTTGATATCGTTACCGGTCAGCCCCTTCCATTTTGCAGTGACCGTCACCACACCAGCAGATACGGCTGCGGTCACCGGCAGGCTGGGATCGGCATCGATCGCCGCCTTGATGCTGGATGCCACCGCAGTGGCGGCCGCAGAGGCTGGCACCCCGGCCTGCACGCGCTTGCCAGCGATGTAGAGCGAGACCACGCCGGCAGAGATGGCGGTACCGGTCACCGTGATGGTGGCGGTCGCAGCAGCGCCTGCGCTGGGCTCAGGCACGTCGATCAGCCACAGCTCGCCGAACGAATCGACATTGCGATAGGCAGCCACCATAGCGGCCAGCTGGCTGCCGGCACCTACCAGACCTGCCGCCAGGGCGGGGTTGGTGATCTGCTGCAACTGGTTCTTGCCGGTGGTGACAGAAGCCAGGCCATGGCCCAGCACCAGCGCCCGCAGGGTTTCGCTGGCGCTATTGGCCGCCGAGTTGTCCATCTCCGCATAGAACAGCGGAACCCGCAGATCGGCGGGAATATTGTTGAAGCTTACGGTCATTATTTTGCTCCCTTCTTGCTGGCCGTGACCTGAGGTGCGGCCTCGGCGGCGGGCTCTTGCTCGGCTTCCGGCTCTTGTTCAACCGGAGGTTCGATGACGACATCGCCATCAAGCTGGCGGCGATACCAATACTGGTTGGCGAGCACCTCGCGCCCTTCAGCGGGCAGCAGGTCGCCGCGGTCAGGATCGGGGACCGATCGACCGTCGTTGGGTTTGACGAACATTTATTGCTCCGGACTTATCTGGAATTGGAACTCGATAACACCGTCAGGCCCGCTGCCCGGGTCTATCAAATCGATACCGAACCCTTTGGCTGGGTTATTGGCATCAACGCCATCGAACGATGGCAACTCTTCAAGGTCAGTCCATTGGCGGGTATCTTCCGAGCCGATCTCGAACTCGGCCGAGAATTCAAACTGGTAGTAGAGGTGCGCTCGATTCATATCGAGCAGGTTGCCGCCCTGATAGGTAATGCCGTCGTACTTTTTCTCGTCAGGAGACCAGCCAATCAGGGCCTTCCAGAGCGCCTCTCGCGCATCCTCTATCACATCAACAGAGGCTTGCCCGCGAGCGTCCTGGGTGTTGTTGACCACCAGTACCACTGCGAAAGCGTCGGTGATCTTCTGCCAGTAGTCGGTCTTGCTGCGGTTCTCTTCTGCGTTGTCATCGAGGGGAATGACGTAGGCAGCTGGCAGGGCCAGCTTGTTGTTCTCTGGCAGCGGCTTGAACTCGGATGCCCCCGCGACCCTGCCGCCAAACATGGGACAGCGCAGGCGAATGGCAGCAATCAGCGGGCTGATCTTCATTTCTCTTTCTCCGGCCTGACCGAGGCCCTCAGCGCAGTGAACAGGGTTCGCTGGATTTCGTAACTGCGGTATTTGAGGGTTTTGGCAAAGTAGTTCTGACGGGGAGCGATACGCCACGGAGATCCGCCGCTGGCACCCTTGCGGTGGCTCTTGACCCGCTTGGCGCCACGCCTGACCCCGTAAAAGAGGTATGCCGGGTAAAAGCCGTCGCTCGGGATATCTTTCGATGCCCCTTCGCCCTTGTTGTGGCTGACCTTGACCATAAAGCCCGGGCGGTTGGCGGTCGCTCGCGGCACGAAGTAGCCGATCGACTTGGCCAGATCGCCGGACTGGTAGCCGGGAGCCTGCCCGGCTCCTGATATGGCTCGCCGCGCCACTGCTCGCCGGTTGTCGCGCAGCAGGGTGCGGCCGATATCGACAAATGCCCGCCTGACGCGGGCCTTGTTGAAGCGGATCTCCTGCGCGTCAGGGAAATCAACGTGGAGGTAGATGCCGGAGTTTGAGTTCTCAAACGACATGGCAGCCTCTCTTGTTATGTCGGCAGGTCAAGCTGCTCCAGTTCGACCAGCGCCCAGACGGTTTCGCCGTTGAG